TACAATAATTCCTCCAAATTTCCCAGCTTTTACCGACATCCGTATCTGGTCTGTAAGTTAACTTCTAGTTACTAACATTAGTGCGGAAGGCGTTAACGACATCATCTTCTAATCGTTTGGGTATACCAAAATTTTCCATAAACGGCATGACACTATTGTCAGCATACGTATCAACTTCGCTTAAATAAATTGGAATAAGTATTTTCAATGCTTCTAAATTAGCCATGCGCTCATATTTAGATTTATTGCTAAAACTAGAAAAATATAATATTCCTTCATCATGGTTGATAACGTGGCCTAATTCATGTGCCATTTGAAAGGCGATTTCAGACGGATTGTGCCATTTTAGGTTAATTAGAACGATGTTATTTTCCGGTTTGGCTGACGACGGAGTGTATGCATCTAGTTTGTCTGTTAAGATGCAAGATATTCCATGATCCCAAGCATACTGCATTAAACGCTTGATGTAGATATTCAAATATTATCAGTCCTTCCCACCGTTTAAGATGCGTTTGATGTACTCCATATCTTCAGGAGGGATAGGCTTACCCTGATAGGTCATAATATAGTCGTCATCTGTAATATCAACTTGTTTGGGCTTCATTGAAGTAGAATTGTCATCCGTTTTGCCTAATAAGTAATCAACAGAAACATTTAAAACATCGGCTACGGAAGCCAAAGCTTTAGGGCTTGGATTACGTTTTTTCCACTGATACATATAATTTGCGCTTATCCCGGCTTTACGTTCAACCTCAGCAATTGAATATCCACGTTCTTTCGAAATTGTTTTTATCCTGTCAAACAGCGTCATGGTAGAGTTCCTCCAATGATTGGCAAGATAATTCTACAACATGTATAAAAAATAGTTGTAAAAATCTAAAACATGTTGTAGAATTATCTTTGTTAAGAAATATTGTTAACAAATTAGCAAAACTAAAAGAGCTTATTAATCATCTTGGCGGGCGATAAATAAGAGCTTTGTAGCTATTTCGTTATGTCTATATATTAAGACATGTTATAGACTTTTGCAATATCTTTCTTAATAAATATTAAAAGGAGGCAAACTGATGTTTATTCGTATGGAAACAAACAATAAAGCAGAAGCGATTAAATCGTGGCTGGCAAATCATCGCCAGTTAGAAAATCAAGGGACTATCGCTGATCATTTCAAAAAATCAATCACTTTTGTAAATCTTGCGTTGAATAAAAAGATAACAACAAACGGTGCAGAGCGATTAGTTAATGAAGTGTATGACTACCTTGTTAAAAAATACAAAATCTAAGGAGGACTAGCAATGAATCAAATTACACCATTTAATTTCGAAGGCAATCAACATTAATCGCAGAAAGAAAGGAATGATTCACATGCAAGAGGTACAACAAGTTAAATTTAACGGAGATCTAATTTTAACTACTGAACAGTTAGCCGAATTTTATGGAACAACCTCACGACGCATTACTGATAATTTTAATGCTAATAGGGACAAATTTATTGAAGGTACTCATTATTTTCATTTAGAAGGTAGCCAACTGAAACAATTTAAGAACCAAACCCGAAAAACGGGATTGGTTAGTGAACACGCCGGTGCAATTAATCTATGGACTAAACGTGGTGCTAGCCGGCATTCTAAAATGCTTGGAACTGATCAAGCTTGGGACATGTTTGATGAGCTGGAAGAAAACTACTTTAACCCGAAACAGTTTGCACTACCAACATCACCGAGAGAGATTGCCAGATTGGCGCTGCAAGCCAATGAGGAAACTAATCAGCGCCTAGACAGTGTAGAGGGCGATGTGAAAGACCTCAAAGAGAACCAAGTTATTCCTAATCCTGAATATAGCGCACTTAACCGGCGTGTTAATCAGCGCGTGTCGGAAGTCGCACATAGCTATGGCCATATCACACAGAAACAACGAGGTGAGCTGTTCAAAGATATCGGCAGTGGAATCAAGAAGATTGCTAACGTGAGCGCTCGGTCAATGCTACGCAAGAAGGACTACCAGATGGTAATGGACTTCATTAACGATTGGGAGCCATCTACAGCAACTAAAACGATTATTCGGCAGACGTCACTTCGATTAGACAAGGAGCCAGCATAGGAGGCAAAACAATGGAATTTGAAAATGTACGTGAAGCACTGAAATTCTTGCTTGAGTATAACGATACGACATTGAACCCTAACCTTAAATCTCGGGTTAACGGTGGTAAGTGGGAGCCGAGCACAGTTAGTGAAGTTCAAGCGACGAACTATGACGCTTTAGCACAAGCAGCGGACATGCTTGGTATGAGCGACCTTTACTTAAATGAACAGCCAGCATAGGAGGCGAGTTGCATGGAATTAATAATTAAAGGTACACCGGAAGAAATAAAAAGCGTGCTCCAAGCTATTGGTGGTAGCAAGGAACACGGTGAAATTAGAATGCCTGAATATGAAAAAAGTAGAGAATCATTGGAAAGTAAGTTTCAAAAATTAGATCAAACTGCAAATTGTGCTTTAAAGAAAGCAAATAGTAATTACAACCTGATCGTTCAATCTATGAAATCTTAAGACGATCTCCCTGAATTTCAACACTATATCCCTTTGATTCTAATTCATTAACGATTTCTTCCAAATTCATTGAGTATAACAAAGGACTGATGCTAATGCTACCAACGCCAGCTTTGAAATTTGTCAACAGGAAGTCGTCTAAATCTTTCCACCCTAGTTGATGTGGTTGAAAAACAGGCTTAGGACTTAACCCCATATTTATCACCTCGATTAATTGAGATAAATCAAGTATACAACTAAGCCAACATAGGAGGATTGGAACATGAAAGAGAAAATTGACAGCTTTATTGTGGTATTAGCCTTAGTTTGTTCTATTACTTCGTTGATACTAGCTGTAATTAATTTGTTTGCATAGTCGGCATTATTAAATTTTGTCTTGAAATCTGTTAACAAATTGCTGGTCGGTCAATTTGTTCCGACTAATGTCGATAATTTGAATAATGTCCGTATTATTAACGCGAAATATAATTGTATATTTTCCTAGTTTCATTGAATTAGCTAAGAATTGAAAAGCACAAACTGCGTCAATTCCAGTACTAGGGGATATGTTTAACGGAAAACGAGTGGAAAATACTCCGTTGGACTTTTCACCTAAAAGTAAGATTGGCTCTCGACAGCTTGAATAGCTGCTTCCATCATTCATAATGGTGATCTTGCTGATAGAGACATTGTGGGTCGAGGGGTTAAAAAAATTGAAAGAAACGTTAAATTGATTACTGATTTTGTAGGCCCAATTATAAGATAATTCAATTTTTCTGTGTCTTTCTTTCCACGTTATCACGGCTGCATATATTGCTAGTAGTGTCGATATTGATGATAGCCAGATAGGCAGGAATGAAATCATTTTATTTCACCTCGATTAATCGGGATAACAAAATTATACACCGAAAGGAGTGACCAGGATGGATAGTTTAATAAGTGCTTTGTCGAAGCTTTTCACGCAAGCATATGAACAAGGAATCGCGGATGGGCGTAGTCAGCAAGCTGTTGATCATAAAATGATTGGACGTAAAGATTTCTACTCTGAGTTTGGAATCAAAGTTGATACATTCGACAAGCACTATCGCGACAAAGAAGGGTTCCCAAAGCCAGAAGAAGACGGAAAGTGGTACGCCCCAGCAGTCGAAAAATGGTTATTGAATCATCAAAATTTGAGTAATTAAAACCTAGGCGGGTAGATGATGATTCAACTCATAAGGAGGAATTGCCATGGTAGAAGTAGCGATATTAACTTGGGCGTTGACATCCGTATGGTACAAACGCCGGGAGATTAGAAACTGGTTTGGAATTTAAGGAGGAAATGATATGAGTAAAACGGAGATTCAATGGCTTACTTATCAGCAAGTGATGGAAGAGCTTCACATTGGTAGTGTAAATACAGTCTATAAGATGATTAATGACGGTTTAAAGGTAACTAGCATTGGCAGACTAAAACGCATTGAACGTAAGGAACTTGAAAAATACCTAAATTCAAAAACGGTTTAAACCATTTAACGGGAAATTTAAGGAGGAAATGTAATGGTAAGAGACACAGATGCGTTTGTTGGACTTGGCAATAAATTAGTTGCCAATGCTGACAAGGCACAAGCAAATGATTTAATAACTGAAATGAATGTTGCTAGTTTGTCAGGCCATCACTCAATCATCTGGAACAAGTCTGGAATTAGTATCGGCGTTATCAACACACTATCAAAAGAAGATGTTTCAGTTAGCAAGTGTCCTGGTGGCGGCTATGTCATTGATTGGCAAGAAGCATTAGAAATGGAGGAATAATCATGAAAGTTCATGTAGGCGATCGGGTGAGTTTCAAGGCTGAGTATAGTTGCGGCCAATTAATACGAGAAGCCGGCGTTGGCAAAGTAGTGGATATTAAAAAAATTCCTTTCACATTGCGCACTCAAAAAGATGTAGCTGTAATTGAACAAAATGGACAACAATTCGAGATTATTACCAATGGTATTCAAGTGCTCAAGTAGGAGGAATAATCATGCCAAAAGCATCAGTTTTATCAGTTAACAACTGGAAACGAGTGCAAAAAAAGCCATCGCTAGTAGCGGCTAACGATGGACTAATGGAAGAGACAATTATAAACAACATCTACTCTATTCCAAAGCAGTCTCGTTTGCAAGTGCTAAGAAAGCGAGGACGGTAGTTATGGAAGAAATTGTGAACAATCACATCAAGTTTCTAAAGCATGTTATCAACAGTGTTTGGATCAGTGATGGCGAATCGCTGGCCAAGTTGTACAAGATGTTGGATAAGAGTGAAACAGAATTGAACGAATTACGGGGGCTTGAATAATGGCGAATGAAGTAATTAATCTGCCAGACTACACGGTGGACTATCAACCGGTACCAATTAAAATTAACAATTTGGAAGGATTGCAGGCGTCCATTGCGCAATATGTATCGCGTTACTCAAATTTAGTAATTACCGAAGATAACGTAACTGACAGCAAGCAAGTGCGAGCCAAATTGAACAAGCTCAAAAAGGCGCTTGATGATCGGCGCAAAGAAATCAAGCGCAATTATAATCAACCATTACGTGAGTTTAAAACCGAGGTAAAAAAGCTTGAAGCCAGCATTGACATGATCATTGATCCGATTGATGAAGGGCTTGGTGAGCTGGAGGTTCAACGCCGTGAACAACGCAAAGCTGACGTGATGGACTTGATTGCCGAAATGGCCCCCAATTACGACGTTGGGGTGGATGAAATTGAATTCGATCCTCGTTGGCTGAATAAGAGCATCAGCAACAAACAAATCACTCAAGAAGTTGCATCGTCGATGACGGTGGTAAAGCAAGCCAAGGATAAGTTGGCTACTGCCACAACGATGATTACCAAGTATGCTCAAGCAGTCGACGTTGATCCCATCCCATGGATTGACCAATTGAAGCAAGGACAGGACGTTCAGTACTTGTTGCAGGCAATTGACCGGCAAGTTGAATCAGCCAAAGAACGTGAACGTCAGCGAGAGCTTAAACAGCAAGTGGCTGCAGAGCATCAGCAAGAAACGAGTACCGGTAAAATTGTCGATACAGACACCGGCGAAGTAGTGTCTCTTACTCGAACTTTGAAAATTACAGCCACTAAAGACCAGATGTGGGGGCTATCTTCATATATGAAAAAGAATGGTATTAAATTTGAGGCGGTGAACTAATGAGTCTTGAAGAAGCTAAGACTATGGGATCATTTGCTAGTGCATTAGCATTATTCCAACAGCAAGTTGTTGCACCAAAAGAAAACGGTCATGTTAGTTATAAAAGCACAAAATATGATTATGTTATGTTAAAAGATTTGATTAAAGCTATCAACGAAGGAATCAAAGGAACAGGACTGGCTTGGCTTCAAGATACTAAGACAAATGCTGGTATTGTATCGGTTAGAACAATTGTCTTTCACAAAGACGGTTATCAATTTGAATCATCATGGACTGAAATCAAAACAAGTGGCAAAGCGCAAGATGTCGGTAGTGCTATGACCTATGCGCGTCGATATTCATTGAGTACAACGTTTGGCGTTAACTCTGAAACCGATGATGATGGTCAGTCAGCAAATGAAGGTGCACCGCAGTTCGAACAGGTCAGTCATGATCAGCAAAAATTGTTAACTAATCTGTTTAACGAAATGGCTAAAACTACTGGTAAACCAGCAAAGGATGTTCAGAAGGGATATCTGGGGTTAACAACAATTGGTGCATTGCGTCATGACATGGCAAATTCATTGATTAAGCTAATCACAGAACAACTTGAAAAATTAACGGGCAAGGTGGGTGACAAGGCATGATTAACCGAAGTGTTTTAGTTGGTAGGCTTACAAGAGACCCAGAATTACGTTATACGAATGGCGGTGCTGCGGTTGCAACGTTCACGATTGCTGTAAATCGCCAATTTACAAATCAAAACGGAGAACGTGAAGCTGATTTTATTAGCTGTGTCATCTGGCGGAAGGCTGCTGAAAATTTAACTAATTTCACACATAAAGGATCACTTATTGGAATTGATGGTCACATTCAAACGAGAAACTATGAAAATCAGCAGGGAACTCGTGTTTACGTTACTGAAGTAGTCGTTGATAACTTCTCATTGCTTGAATCACGTGCTGAATCTGAACATCATCAAAGTGCTAATAGTAATGGTCACAGCTCAAACAATAGCAATAATAGAAAATATGATAACAATCAAAACCAGTATGGAAATAATGGCGGCCAGATTGATATTAGTTCAGACGATTTACCATTCTAGTTGGAGTTGTGATTAATGACAGTTTATAAAAAAATTCCACGGTACGAAGGTATATATGAAGCCAGTGATCATGGAACAATTTGGAGTGTTGAGGGTAAACGAACCACAAGAAAGATGAAAAATGGGCAGATTCAAAAACGTATTTGGAAACGACGACAGATAATGCCCAAACGTGAAAAAAGGGTTCGAAGCAAGCATAGTGATTTGAGAGTAGACCTTTGGAAAAACGGTTCCCATAAAACTAAGTTGGTTTCAAGATTAGTTGCATCGGCTTTTATTCCAAATCCTGAAAACAAACCATGCATCAATCACATTGATGGGAATCCGTTAAACAACGTACCTAAAAATTTGGAATGGTGTACGTATAAAGAGAACCAAAAACATGCATTTAAGACTGGGCTCAACAAGAGCAGTAAACGGGTTGTTTTGGTTGGCTCATACGATAACATTCAGCATTCGTTTATTAGCATGGCAGAAGCAAGCAATTTTCTGGGTATGAATCATGGATTTATTTCAGGCCTAGTGAACCGTGGCATTACAAATTTTGGTGAATACAAGATTATTGTACAGCGTGAGGAGTGATCTATGTGCAACGCTCACGGGCTAAATATTTTGAACGACAGGGCAAACACTACTTGTTGGTGGAACTGAATGAGCAACCTAATTTAGATCATGCCGAAACAGTTAGTGGTTCACGAGACTTGTTCTACGTTGATGGTGAAATAGCTGACACACGTAAAGCTAGGCCACAACAGCGTCGCTTGTTCTTCGCGTTGCTTAGTGACATCTATACGTGGTCAGGTATGCCGACAGACTTCTTGAAAAACTTGTTTTATTTGCAGTATGAGACATACACGTTTGGCAAGCAGATTAGCCTGTCAGACACCACAGAATCGTCTGTGAGCGATGCTAACCAGTTACTCGACCTAGTTATCGACTTCATGTTTGAGTGGCACGTGCCGTTCAAGGAAGGCTATAAACTATTGCCGCGTGAGCAAGAATATTATCTGTTTCAATGCTGCCGTCATCGAGTTTGCATGATCTGTGGTAATCGTGCTGATATCCATCATGTAGACGTTATCGGAGCCGGCTTGAACAGAACACACGTTGACCACACCAAACGGCACGTTATGGCATTGTGTCGAGTCCATCACAGTGAGATTGAGCAAATTGGCTCCGTGGCATTTAGTGCAAAATACCACGTTCCGGTAGATGGCATAAAACTAGATAAAGAAACGTTAAAACGAATTGGCTTGAAAGGTAAATACAGCAGTGACTAATACACCGGGTGGGTGGAATGCCTACTAGTAAATAAGGGAGGATTAAAAGATGGCACAAAGGAGAATGTTTAGTAATACGATCACGGATTCTGATTTGTTTATGGATATGCCTAAGTCAGCTCAACTACTATATTTTCATTTGAATATGCATGCTGATGATGATGGGTTTGTGGGTAATACAAAATCTATTATGCGGATGACTGGTTCAAGTGATGATGATTTGAAAATTTTGTTAGCCAAGCAGTATCTTATTCCGTTTGAGAATGGCGTCACTGTGATTAAAGATTGGCATATTCATAATTACATCCGATCAGATCGTAAGCACCCCACGAAATATACTAGTGAGCTTAAACAATTAGAGCTAAATGAAGACGATAGTTATAGTAAATTAACTTTTGGTAGTCAAGCGTCAACCAATGGTCAACCAAATGACGGACACTTGGTAGGCAATTGTCATACCGAGGTTAGGTTAGGTAAGGATAGGTTAGGTAAGGTTAGTAAAGGTAAGGTAAACAAAGATAGTCACCATTTGGCAAAGCCAAATTATGACCCGTCTTCTCAGCCATACAAAATTGCTAGTCATTTGTTGACCAGAATTAAACAACGGCAACCTGATTTCAAAGACCCAAACTTACAAAAATGGGCTAATGATATTCGATTGGCACACGAACGTGATCATCGTGATTATGAAAAATTAGATTGGCTAGTAGATTGGTCACAGGATAATTCATTCTGGCAAGCAAACATTTTATCGGCAGGAAAGTTACGCAAGCAGTATGACACGCTCATGGGTCAGGCTGAACGGGATCACCCGACTAATGTTGCGCCACAAACACGAGAGGACTGGTTTGGCTAATGAAAAATGTAACGAAGTTATTCAATCAAGCCACGATTCAGAAAGTAGTAGCGGCTAGAGGAATTGATACAACTAAGTTGCCAACCAAAGAAGAATTGGATCATCAAACGATTGATCGGGCGAATGCGGGCGTAATTGCTAACCGAAAACGGTATTACTATCGCATGTCAGTCTGGTCTGGAGGCGTGCCACTACGATTTAGCTTTAATGATTGGCAGGTTGATAAACAGCCTAATCAAGCTAAAGCTAGAGAACTTGGTAATCAAGCATTTAAGTTAGCTAGGCAATTAGAGACTAACCAGTTCAACGTAGCACTTGCAGGCGGCCCTGGTGTTGGCAAAACGTCATTAGCACTGGCAATTATGTATCAGTTAATGAGTGTAGGGCAGACAGCAATGTTTGTCTCAACAGCTGAATTGCTACGGCTGGTCAACGAGAAATACGATGCACCAGATGTCAGAGAACGCTTAAACTATGTTCTAAAGGACATGAAAAAAGTCGACGTGTTGGTGCTAGACGACTTTGGTACTGAAGGTGGTAAGCCGACTGAAAAAGGGTTCTACAAGCCAGTGCACAAAGATTTACGTACGTTGATGTATGACGTTGCCAATGCCAGATGGAACCTTAACATTAACGATGGCAAATTAGCAACGATTATCACTACCAACAATACACGAAGCCAGTTAGAAAACATGTATAGTGGTCAGACAATTGATCGTTTATATACCAAGGATACTAGCTGTCAATTGCTGTTTGACAACATGGAAGGAGTCAGAAGTGTATGAGTTGTGAATTATGTCATGGTAGTAAAGTTGTTAAGCAACCACTTGGGAGTTATGGTTTCACGTTTGGACCATGCCCAAATTGTACGAATGAGATACACGATCATTACGAACAGGAGCTTGAAAGGAAGTTAGCCTATGGCGAGCAAAAATTGGCCTAAAGAACTAGAAGTAATTCATAAGCTAGAAGCGAGATATGGCAGCATGGATAACGTGCCTGAGAGCAAACTAGCTAACTTGCATAAGATGCCTGGAATTAAGACCGTATCAGGCGATTACATGGAGATTACGCGTACCCAGTATAATGCCATTAAATTAGTCATGGAAGGCAAGCAGAGTAAAACTAGGACGTCTCGGGAGTTAAAACGGAGTAACAGTTGGATTGATAGGCGTATTCGTGCGATTGACGAAAACAAATACTACATTACGGAGGACGAAGATGCCTAGACAACTGAGCAACAGGCACAAATTGGCCAGGACCTCATTGCTGATATTATGGAGTTGAGCAATTGCGATAGTAAACAAAAAGCCGCCTACTAAGGCGACCAGTCACAGGACCACTCGAATGACCGTTGTCAGTATAACATATAAAAGCGTCGTATCTGTTGAGGAGAATACGACGCTAGGAATTAAAGCAACTATAATATACACCACACGATATATTTAGGCAACCCTAAACATGTGTGCTGCTAGACTACAATATTTGAAAGGGGAACTGGTAGTGAAACGCTCAACTATTAGAAAAGTAGAAGATATTTTGCGCGATTATCCCAAAATTGATAAGTATATTGAGGAACGTGAACAGGAATTGCGCTATCCGACTGCTACGCGTGATGAGAATGTTGGAGGAGGCAAGGCACAATACAAGTATCCGGAAACAACGCTCAACACGATTATCACGATTGATGATGATCGGCGCATTAATGCTTTGAAACATCAGCGGGAAGTGATTGACGATTGTCTAGATGATGTGGGACATGATACGGAGGTTATTGTTACTGAATTGTATTTCAAGAAACATCAGCGATACACGATTGATGGACTAATTACAAACCACTTAATCAACGTTAGTCATACTAAGGCGTTTAAATTAAGAAATGAGTTTATTATGGAATGTGCTAAGGGATTGGGATTATATGAAATCGCGTATTAATTGCGTATTTTCGACCCCTATAATCGTGCTAAATTGGTAGTATGCCAAATGTGATTGACGTTCATGAAGTAATCCTCCAAATTACAGACTGGTAATCGCTGTGGGCTAATTGGCAAGCCACAATGGGATGCAGGTTCGAGTCCTACCGGCGATATAGTTATACATCACTGGCTCTCGCTTATTGGCGGGAGTTTTTTGATACATAAATTTAGGAGTGACGTCATGGCAGTAAACGTGAAAGGAGAATATAAAATGAACTTACTAGATGCAGTAAACGAATTACTAGAGCTTAACAAGCAAGGCACATCAGCCCATATAGAAGGAACCATGTCAGGCGCTCAAATTAGGCTAAATAAAGATTACCCAGACTCAGCACCATTAGAACTGTGGGGCACTAAAGTAAATGACCCAACCATGTGGGAATATTTAGGCATGTGGAATCCAGGCATAAATGACTGGCAATCACAAAGCTGGCAGGTTAAATACTAATAACACAGATGGTGAGTTCACATGGTAAAGATGATTAACACAAAGTATGGCTACGTCACGCCACAAGAAGCGGAGATGGACGCCCACTTAGATAAATGGATGAAGCGTCATGCTAAACAGCATGGCGCTTTTAGTTTGGATAAAAATAAGGAGGTGCAACATGCTATGACGTTGATGAAGCATTGCAATTGGGGTGGCTGCAATAAGGTAGTGTCAAAGAGCCAATCGTTCTGTGACAAACACGAAGCGATGAACGAACAGCGTAAAGCTGATTACAAAGCTAGTTTAAACCATCAAAGCCAAACAGATACGGGCAAGCAAGTACGCAGAGACCATCAGGCTTATTATAATCATGTTAGACGTGACCCAGAAGCTAACACGTTCTATCACACTAAGCAATGGCAAACTGTCAGAGATTACGTTTATAGCCGTGATATGGCGACGTGCCAAGTGTGTGGTAATGCAGTAACTGACCGGAAGATTGTTGATCACATTCATCCGTTGAAAGTTAGCAATGAGGAACGACTTAGCCAAGATAACTTATGGACACTGTGTTATCGCTGCCACAATATCAAAACTAACCTTGAAATGAAGATTGCTGCCAAAGATAACGGGAATGCGATTTTAAAACATGCAAAACGAGAATGGTGGCAGAAAATTATTAGCGAGCGGTTCAAATAGCCCCCCCACCGCTGTTTAGGAAAGGAGCAATCACAACATGGTGGCGTTCTTTTTACGCGAGCAATTTTCAAAACTTTTTTTGAGGTGCCTTAACTAGCCGCTAAACGGCAACGTTAGGGCATTTTATATACATAAATTTATAAAAAACTGGTAGCTATGTGCACCCTAACTAGGATATGGAGGTGATTTAGTTGAAAATTAAAGATTTGCCTGATTCACCGCCAAAATATATGGAAGGTATCTCGCGATATATGTGGCGCAGGATAGTGCCGATGCTAAAGGATAACTCGTTTGCTAACGAGATGGATAAAACGCTGGTTGAGGCGCTATGTGATAACTATTTTGTATTGCGAAGTAGTGCCAAGAGCATTAGCGAACATGGTGCCCAGTTTGAAGTGTTTGACTATTCCACCGATAGCAAAGGCAAAGTAATTCATAAAGAATTGAAGGCTATCAAGAAAAATCCTGCGGTCGACAGCCTAGATAAGGCAACAAAGAATATTCGGGCGATAAGTTCAGAGCTTGGGTTGACCCCACAGAGTCGTGCTGAGCTATTAAAGCTTGGTGACCCTGATGATGATGACGAAGATAGCCCGTTTGGAGGTGATGATGATGGCGAGTTCTAAAGTGCAGCAGTTTGATTTTAGCCAACGAGGAGTGGAGGTTGATTCTGTATTTCGAAAATTAGATAACGAAGGCTATTTTGACGAAATCTGGAAGGCTTACCGTGACCCGGCTACTGCCTATGCTTATCTGGTACTTAGTGGTAAACAAATGGCAGGGCGAAAAATGAAATTGGCCCTATTTCGTCATCTGAATGACTTGAAACGGAGCTTCTATGACGATGCTTTCAATTATGAATATGATTTGAAGCAATGTCACCATATTCTTGACTATGCCAAGGTTTGCCCGGATGTAGAATCTGGTAAGCCCATGCCGTTAATGGTTTGGCAGCAAGCTATTTTGTGCTTGCTGCAGGGGTGGCGGAACGAGAGTGGTGAGAAACGCTTTACTTATGCGCTAATTTCAGTGGCTCGGACCAATGGGAAGACATATCTAATGAATATTCTGCTAACTTATGGCTATTTAATTGAAGCTGGCAATCGTAAAAATTTGGATTTTGCTTATTCTGGAACAACCGAACAAATTAGTAAGAAAGGGTTCCGGTACTTAGGCAGTACAATTGATTATCTTGCTGAAAGCCAATCGTATTTCAAGAAGCGAATTAAGGCTAAAGAAATCAACGCTTCAGCTGATTTGATACAAAGCTTTAAGTCACGTAATCAGATTCTAAGATTGACAGCCAATTCCGGTAAATGGGATAGCTATCACTGTAATACGGCTGTATTGGATGAATATGGTGACGCAGCTTATGACGATGATGTTCTAAGCAAGTTATCGTCTGGGCAAATTCATCAAACTAATAAGCAGCTGATTGCTATTTCAACGGCATATGAAAATAGTAATGTGCCAATGTTTCATGATTATCAGCGATTAACGCGAGTTATTGAAAAAGATAATGAGCGCAAGTCTGAAACTAGTCTATTCCTTTGCTGGGAGCAAGACTCAATCGATGAAACAGATCGCCCGGATACATGGGAGAAGTCAAATCCGTTGCTCGGACTAGCTGAGATGCACGAGCGGTTGCTAAAAGGCTTACTTGATGAAAAAGACAAACGAGAAAGCACTGGTAATGTCGCTTGGTTTCAAAACCGTAACTTGAATATGTGGCTGGCGGTATCTAAAGACAAATACTTACAGCTTGATGATATTCAGAAGTCAGTTGTGCCCAATGATTCATTCACGATTGATGGCCGTGATGTTTACGTTGGGTTAGACCTGTCACGGCTTGATGATGATTCATCGTTGGCTTTCATTTTCCCACATTTCAAAAAAGAACGTCAAATGATGTTTGTTTACCAACACTCATTTGTGCCAACTGCGCATTCACAGCAGAACGTCGTGTTAAAGTCTAAACACGATGGTATTAATTATAGTGACGTGGAAGCCAAAGGCTATGCGGATGTGGCGCGGAATGCGGACGGCCTGATTGATGAGCAGATTATTGGCGATTGGTTCTTAGATTTTATTGAGGAACATCGTTTGAACGTCAAAGCCTTTGTGTACGACGTTCATTTAGCTAGTCCCATGGTGGAATGGATGGATAAAAACCACCCAGAGATACCATTTATCACGCTAAGACAAGGAACGTTATCGCTAGATGCACCAACTAGACTATTGCAGAAACAATTTATTCGTGGCCTAATTACTATGTATGATGACCCGATTCTAAAATACAGTCTGACTAACGCGGTGCTTACCAGTAATAATTATGGTGTGAAGGTCGATAAAGCGGTACATTCAGCTAAAATTGACTGTGTTGACGCCATTATTGATGCCATTAGTGAAGCTCAATATTGGTATACCAGTCCGGACAGACGTGAGGCTGAAGACAGCGCTAAACACCCATTTGCAAATATGAAACCGGATGAAGTTAACGATTATTTCAAAGATGAATTCAGTTTCTAGATGAGGTTAAAATATGAAATTAGATAAATTAGTGTTACTTGTACCATTTATTTTTATTTGCCTTGGCTTCTTATCAATTGTGATAGGAGCCTTTTTGTTTAATCTTATTTTGGGATGGGTTGTGCTCGGAATCGCACTAGTGTTAGTTGCGATAATTTTGGGTGACAGTCCAAAATAGAAATGAGGTGAATTGTTATTAGTATTTATAAACCATTTGAGATGTTCGAGAAACGCTCACAGTTTCTAGGCAGTAAAGGCTATGTTCCTAGTTTCAGCGTTAGCAATGGCAAAGTTATTCCACACAATTTTGTTGATGCACGTCGAGCACTCCAAAATGTCGACATTTTTGCAATGATTAATTTAATTTCAAGTGATATTGCAAGTTGCGCATTTCAGAATACCGGTAAATATGACCATTTACTGAAACAGCCAAGTAAATTGATTAATGGATATTCCTTTTGGCAGTCTAGCCTGATTCAAGCCTTACTAACTGGTAATAGTTATTTGCTGATTCATGGTGAATTAGGCTCTACGCAATGGTTAGAACAGATCCCAACGTCACAAGTAAATGTCAATTTAGCAGATGGTCTTGAAAATATTAGTTATGAAATTAATTTTACCGATGATCGTGGTACCGTAGTGGCAGATAATTTTGAAATGATTCATATCAGATTGATGCCGACAGGTGAAATTGTTGGCGGGCAAGAATTCATGGGAATTTCGCCTTTAGATAGTCTCATCTACCCGGTCGAGGTTAGTGAAAATGCTAATCGGTTGACATTGTCCACACTTATAAATGGCATTAATCCAAGTACCATTATTAATGTCCCAGATGCCAAACTTGATAAAGAGTCAAAAAAATCTATCAGAGATAGCTTTGATGAACAAAATACCGGCGAAAATGCCGGTAAAACCATCGTGATGGATCAGTCGGCACAGCTTAGTACGATTCAAATTAATGCGGATGTTGCTAAATTTTTGAACAACTTAGACTGGTCTGCTGATCGGGTTGCTGAAGCGTTTGGTGTTCCTAGTTCATATTTGAACCGCACAAAAGCAGATGCACAAAGCAATAGTCAGCAAATTATGTCGTTTTACGCCAGTTCATTGAACCGGTATATTAATCCGATGATTTCGGAATTGGCATTTAAGTTAAATCTACCTGATTTGAAATTGAATGTTCGTGACAGTACGGACGTAGATGGTAGTCAAATCATTGATATGATTTCAAAGCTCAATACGGGAGCAAATCCTGTGTTCAATGCTGATGAAGTTAAGACATTGCTTGCCGAGAAGGGGGTGATAAGTAATGGAATTATCGGCAACCAAGATTCATAAGGATGAAAATGTTCGCAGCATTTACATTCAAGACTTAAAAACTCGTGATTTATCAAGTGATGATACCACAGCAATTGGCCAAGTAAGCGGTTATGCAGTAGTATTTGGCAAACCCAGTGAAGACATGGGCTTTACCGAGTATATCAGTCCAGACGCTTTCGACGGTGTCAATATGAACAGTGTCATTGCACTGTATGACCATAACTTAGACAACATTCTAGGGCGGGTCGATAGTGGCTCACTAGAATTAAAGGTTGATCAGAACGGTGTTTTATTCACATTGAACATGCCGAACACGACGTTAGGACGAGATGTTTATGAAAACATCAAGAATGGGAACTTAAAAGGCTGCTCATTTGGCTTCACGATTGCTGATGACGACTGGGAATTTGATAATAACGACAATGTTATTCATACCGTTAATCAAATTGACCAGTTAGTTGAAATTAGTATTACAGCATTGCCTGCTTACACGCAAACTTCAGTATCGGTATCACGAGGGCTTAAACAATTTAACGATGATCAACAATACCGGCTCAAGGCCGGTTTTTTGTTGGATTTATTAGAAAAGGAGTGACATTACTTGAAAATCGAAACTTTGCAAGAAGAACTAGCAAAAAATGAAGCTGAGTTAAAAGCTAAAACGATTGCTTCACGATCACTTTTGGACAAGGAAGATAGCGACATTGCCGAAATCAAACGTAGTGTCGATGAAGTAAAGGAATTACGCAGTAAAAGTGACGGTCTACGTGAAAAAATCGAAGCTTTGAAATTGCTAAGTGAAGAAGAAAACCGTGCTTCTAAGACGGATTCTAAGGGTGATTCAGATAAAGAAGATGGTGATAACACCGAAGACGATGGTGAAAGCACTACTGATTCCACTAAAAAGCAGACTAAAAGTTCTAAACGGGATGATGATCCTGATGATAGTGACGATGGTGGATCAGATGATGGCAGTTCTGATGATTCAGAACTTGAGGAAGACTCAAAAACTAAGACTAAAAATAAAAGAGGGTCAGAAAAATTGAAGACATTAACTAAAGATAAGGAAATGGAAATTAACAAGCGGGATATGCTTTCTGTGTTAAAAAATGGTAAAACAACACGTGATGTAACTGGGGGTATTGGCTTATCTGATGGGTCTGTACTTATCCCACAAGATATTTTAAACGTAGAACACGAAACACACCAGTTCCCACGTTTAGGCAGCTTAGTTCGGACTGTATCAGTCAAACATACTACTGGCAAGCTGCCAGTAATGTGGGACACTGATGAAAAACTATCAGACCATTCTGAATACGGTGCGACGACTAAAAACAATATGTTGAAAGTTGTTCCAATTAATTGGGATTTGCAAACAAAGACTGGAGCATATGTATACTCACAGGACTTGCTCAGCGATTCCGACTATGATTGGCAATCAGAACTAGCCCAAAATTTGATTACATTACGTGATAACACTGATGATGACTTAATTATTAAGGCGTTGACCGATGGCGTTACCGCTGTGGAAGCGACTGACTTGGTTGCAGCTATCAAGACGGCACTTAACATGACGTTGAAGCCTAACGATAGTGCAGCCGCTTCAATTGTATTGTCTCAATCTGCCTTTAATGCTTTGGACCAGCTAAAAGACACTCAGGGTCGTCCACTGGTTCAACCAGATTTAACTAAGGGAACTGGTAGCACGATTCTTGGCAAAACGGTTGTTGTGATTGATGATACGTTGTTCCCAAGCGCTAAGGCTGGCGATGTAAATATCATTATTGCACCGTTGCAAAAGGCGGTTATTAACTTTAAAAACAACGAAATTACCGGTAAATTCATGGATACCTATGATGTTTGGTATCAACAATTGGGGATCTATTTGCGTGAAGATGTTGTTCAAGCTCGTAAGGATTTAATTGTCAACATCAAGGGCACAACCAATACTACGTCAGGCTCAACCGCAGGCACTGGAAAGTAGCATTTAACTAGTCGCTAATAAATACACAGTACGGTAACAAGACGGGCGGCTAATTGAAAGGGGGTTATCTAAATTACAATTGATGAAACGTTGGCTAAACAAGTGTGCGATGAGTTGCATATTGATCAGACTGACGAAGAATTGGCTACAATAACTAGTTTGTTAGTATCTAGCCAGTTAATTGTAAATGATAGCATTGAATACTCTGCCTATCCAGATATTGCAGACAGTCCCTTGTATGCACGGGCTATCATCACATTGGCTCAGGCACTTTATTATGATCGCAACCTAGCCAACGGACAGCCCAAAGGTGTTTTACTAATGCTTGATCACTTAGATGCGATTTGCCTCGCTAAGGGGGCTGGATAAATGGCTTTAAATAAACTTACACCGGCCAGATTTAACCGTAAGCTTCAAATAGGCACAACTAAAACTGTTCAGAACCCGATTAATGGAACATCTAAGCAGACGTTTGTAGTCACGGCCAGTTTATGGTGTGCCCCTTACACGAGGAGCATTGCTAGTAGCTACCAATTAACAGCTGAACAATTAGATGAGGTTGTTGTCATCGTACGTCACAATAGCACCGTTAAAGAGGGTGTTAAATGCCAATATCAAGGTAGCCTTTACAGTGTGGTTAACGACAGCATGGACGATTCAAATGGCTATTTAACTTACGACTACCTGACTTTAAAACTCGTTACTAAGGGGGCTTAGCTATGGCAAACGATGATATGGCCGACCAACTAGCAAGCTGGCTTAAAGACGTCCACAAGCCAGTCCCTAACGAGGCTGAACAAGAGAAGATAACTGCTGCCGGAGCTAAGAAGTTAGCTGATAACTTGACGGAAGTCACGAGAAAGAAACACTATTCAAGTCATAAAGACGAGAAGTACGGACACATGGCTGACAATATAAGCTATAGCGCTAACGATATAGACGGTGAACATGACGGAAGCTCGATTGTCGGCTGGACTAACAAGTATCATGACATGAACGCCATGAGGTTAAACGATGGTACTAAACACATTAGGGCTGATCACTTTGTTGATGAGAACTTAGCCAACAGCCAAGATGATGTCTTTAACGCCATGCTAGATGAATATAAGAAGGGGGACGATGACTAATGCTATTACCAGTATCACAGGTAGCCAGCCTAGTTAACGCCCTCAATTTAACGTGGCTTGATAAAGTCTACCTGAATACAATTCCTAAGGAAGATTTAGACAACACTGATTTAACAGTCATGCTATTACAAGAGACCGATTCAAGTCCGGCCTATCTTGCAAACAGCACGTTTAAAGGATTAGCAATGGGTGTTGAGATTCAAATCTTTTATAAGGTCAACCTAGCCGATGACTTTAACCCATTGGAAGCTGAAATAGCTTTAATGAAGAGCTTTAAAGAGGCCGGTTGGTTAATTGTATCTAGTCAGCACCACACAACTGACCCGGATACCGACCAAGTGACCAAAACAATTTACGTAACTAAAAATGAAATGATTTAAAAGGAGATATTTAAATGTCAAAACACAACATTGTAAAAGCAACTTTTGCTTTGCTAGACGATAACGGCGACTTAATTAAAGACGCTACCAAAGGTCTATCTACTGACGGAATTTATGTTGCTGACCACCAAGGTGAAGGTTTCAGTCAAATTAACGTGACTGCTATTGAAGCGGCCGGGACGCCTGGTTGGGGTAATGGACAAATCAAACGAACAGCTTATGGTAAGTCTATGCCTACGCTGGCTTTAACCGCTTTAGACTTGGACTTCAAGATTAACCAAATGCTTAAAGGGTTTACACAAAATCCTGACACGGGCGCTTGGGTACGCCAACTGCCTAAGCCACACGTCGCTTTAATTGCAGAAAGTCAATCATTAGATGGCAACATCTCAATTTATGAATGTTTCAACAACATTGAATTTGTCGAAGAAGCATCTAACAACAGCACTGATACCAACAGTGAAGCTGCTTACTCAACAGTCTTAAATGGTACTGTCTTAACACCATTAAAGCCAGACATTTTCTTGGCTGCCAACGGGGTACAACAACCTTATATGATCGCCAAGTCAAATGATACTAACTTTAAACTAGATAAGCTCATGGCTGAAACGTTTGGTGGCTACACCAGTTCACCAAGTGTAGTACCTGGTAAATAACAACAATTAAAAGGCTTACCTTAACTGGGTGGCCTTTTTAATACATACAAATTTAAATAAAGGGGTACAAACAATTATGAAAATCAATGCTAAAAATTACTTTAAAATCAACAAGACAGCTGACGTAACGCCAACTAACAATATCATTCGATTAGCTACAAAAGTTCAAATCGGCATGTTGGAATCACAGGATGCTGAAAAAGAGATCACTGAACTAGACGCAATGAAAAACGGCCTGGAATTACAGGACGAAATGACCGACTTTGTGCAACAGGTTATGGGCTACACTGACAAGCAGATGGAAACGATTAACGATACCATCTCAATTGAACGGTTTGGTGAAGGTGTTGGTTATCTAATTATGCGCTTAAATGGTATCTCAGACGCTGACATTAAGCTGTCTGAACAAAAGCAACGTAAAGCCATCGAAGATGCTAAGTCGTCAAAATAAGCCGGCACAAGCGTAACGGTGAGCTTAAAAAGGAAGTCCTAAAGTTGAAAAACCAACAGGAAGACTTCAACTTACTAGCTAAACAATTATTAACCGAGGGGTTATCGCCAAAAGAATTTGATGATAGTTCCTTTTTTAATATGATGGCTAGTTTAAACGCTCGTAAAAAGGAAGACCGTGCTGAACTGGTTGACCCACTAGAAGCCATTAATCAAACGTATGGCTTATAAGCGTTTGTGCCTAAAAGGAGGTTAAAAAAGAATGGCTAAAAAAGTAGTTGGCCGTGAGATGACCAGTAAGGTTGGCCTAGATTCAGCAGAAGCCGTTAAATCACTCAAGCAGTTAACTGCTGAGGTTAGAGCTAACACTAGTGGTTGGAAGGCTCAAGAAACGGCCTTGAAATCAGCCGGAGAGTATCAAAAGGCGGCCGCAGCTAGGGTAGATGGCTTAGCCAAATCAATGGAAGCTCAAAAGGCTAAGATTGATGAGTTAAAGTCCCGTCAATCAGGTCTAAACAGAGATACTAAAGACGGTGAAGAAACCTATCTAAAGCTGTCTGACCAGATTAACAAGGCTAGTCGGTCATATGACAGTATGGGTGGTCAACTAGACCGAGCCAAGTCAAAGCTACAGTATTACAATTCAGGTTTAGCAGACCTACAAAAGGGCTATAAACAGAGTACAGCTTTAAGTGAGTCCTATGTAAAGCGCCTAGAAGCCGAGGGTAAGTCAGCCGAAGCTAATAAAGCTAAATTGGGTGGCTTAAAACAGGCCTATTCTAACATGGAGGCTCAGTATAAAGCCCAAACTAACGAACTGGAACGGATTAAGACGGCCAGTGGTGCTACTAGTGACGCCTATAAACGCCAGCAAGTGCGTGTTAATGAAACCGCAACAGCCATGGCTAAAGCTAAGACTAGCCAAAACGAGCTACTTAAAGCGATGGAAAAAGAACCTCATGGATTTATGCACGGTGTTCGTTCTAAGCTTGATAGCATTGATGACAAGGCTAAGAAGACATCTCATTTATTCGGTACAATTCTAGGCGCCCATTTAGTTGCTAATGGGATTACCAATGCTTTGTCAAGTATGACGGCATCTTTTGGCGAACTTACTAGTGCTGTAACAGAATATGATAACAAGCAACGTACAATGACGGCCACATGGACTACTTTAACTGGTTCAAACGGAAAAGGTAAACAAATGGTCGACATTGGTAATGGGTTAGCCTCAGCTTTTAATCAAAATATCAATGTGGTTGATGAACTTAACCAATCATTTTACCATGTGTTTGATAATGCACCACGGACTAAAGAATTAACTAAGTCCATCTTAACGCTGGGTGATACGCTTAACCTAAGTGATGAGAATGTTACTAGATTAGGCACCAACTTCACTCACATGTTATCAAGTGGCAAGATGCAACTTGGCGACTTTAACATGATTAATGACCAATTACCGATGTACGCTGGTAAAATGCTAGAGTTTGAAAAGAAGCAACAGCATAACAGTAAGTTAACCATGTCAACGCTGCGTGACCAGATGAGTGCCGGTAAGATTAGCGCTAAAGACGCCGAAGAAGTTATGAACTCACTTGGTGGTAAGTATGCCAAGGCTTCAGAGAACTTGATGAAGACCATACCCGGTATGGAACGATCAATCAGGACTCAAATGCCGGCGTTATTAGATGCCGTTTACAAGCCAATTGCCAATATGAAGTCTCCGTTAATGGGCCAGTTTACCAAGTGGATTGGCGATAAGAATACTAAAGCTGAGTTTAAAGATGTTGGCAATGCACTAGCCTTGCAGATTAATGACATAACTAAAGCGTTTGCTGGTAAAAAATTTAATGTTGGTGATAGCCTCAATAAGATGTTGTCTAATCTAGCAAAAGGCATTGATAAAGTCGGTGCTAACATCATTGCTCACAAAAAAGAGATCAAGTCATTCTTTGGCTCAATGAAGACCGCTTCCAAGACATCTTTTAACGTATTTGTACAGTCACTTAAGGACATCGATCCTATACTGAAGATTGTTGGTGGATTTGCTGAGAAACACCCTAAAGTATTCGCTGGTTTGGCTTCTAGTGCCTTTGTTGCAAGTAAGGGTATATCTGCATTAAAACTAGCCTTCAGTGGTTTAGACTTGGCAAAGGGCTTAGGTGGCAAGCTCAGCCGGATTGTGTTAAAACCAAAGGTTGATGGTGCTGAGGGTAAACGAGAGCTAACCAAATTTGTAAGTTTTGTTAAGCGTTCAGGGACTGGAATGGGGCACTGGTTAAAAATGGCTGCTAGTGTAACCACCACCAAGGCCAAAGGTGTGCTTAGCAGTATGTGGACACATACTAAATCAGTCGGTGGCAAGATTGGCAGGGGCTTAAAGTGGACAGCTAAGATTGCTTATAAGGGTGCTTCTAAGGCATTCAGTGTGCTAGGTGCTGGTATTAAAACACTAGGTAAATCATTTCTATCATTGGGCAGGCTATTATTAACTAACCTAATTGGACTAGTTGTCACGGCAGTAGTTGCGCTTGGAGTAGCCATTTATGAAGCGTATAAGCATATCAAACCGTTCCGCGATGCAGTAAATGGTATGGGGACTGCCATTAAGAAATTGTTTACTGGCAAGTATGGCTGGGAAAAGAAAGTTGGCTCAGCCCTAGGTAAAGTTGGTAACACTATGGGTAAATGGGCTAAAACCACTACCGGTTTCTTTAAAAAACACAAGACCGAGATATTAACTACTTTGATTAACCCATTTGCGGGCCTGGCTACATGGTTCTTAAAGGACACTAAAACTGGTAAGAATATTCAAAAGTGGTCTAAAGGTTTTAGCAAAGACATTAAAAAAATGGGCTTTAAGAAAGCGATGGAAAAACAGGTCAATGACGCTTCTAAGGCGTTTAGCAAGACTAAGTTTGGCAAGTGGTTTAAGACCGTTTCAGATAGTTTTGATGGCTTTAAAAAGAGTTTCAAAAAGAGTTGGAACAGCCACTGGTCAGCCGTGGGTAAATCACTCAGGAATAACTGGAACGGTTCTGTTAAGAATACTAGGAACTTCTTTAGTAGTGTTAGCAAGAAGTGGAACGGCTTTAAAAATGGCTTTAGAAAAGGTTGGAACAGCCATTGGAATGCTATGACTCGTAACTTGCATAGCGCATGGAGCAGTTCCTATAAGCATACTAGAGACTTCTTTAGTAGTATGGGTAAGAAGTGGAACGGTTGGAAGTCTAGCTTTAGAAAGAGTTGGGACAGTCACTGGAATGATATGCGTTCCAACTTAAACCACTACTGGAACAGGTCATATAAGCATACTAGAGACTTCTTTAGTAGTATGGGTACCAAATGGGCTGGCTGGAAGAAGAGCTGGTCACATAGTTGGAATAATCATTGGGACAAGATGCGTTCCAACCTGCACAGCTATTGGAACAAAGACCTGAGCCATACTAGAGTGTTCGGCCATTCAATGGGTGACTGGCTATCAACATTCAAAAAGTCATTCAAGGGTGGTTGGTCTAGTTTAGGTACCGGCGTTGAGAACATATTCAAAGGTCTCTGGAAAGATTTAAAGAGGTTTGCTAGAGATGGCATGAACGATGTTATCGACCTTATCAATGGTGGTATCAATGCGGTTGATAGTGTTATTCATACGTTTGGTGGTAAGAAGAAGACTATCGGTGATTTAAGCCATGTTCACTTTGCCGAAGGTACTGGTGTGCTTAGTGGGTCACGGAATCCAATTACACATCCTACTATGGCAATGTTAAATGATGGTAATGATAGTCCTCAAACTGGCAATAAAGAAATGGTCATGCTACCTAATGGCGATTCAGGCATTGTTCAAGGACGTAACACTAAGATGATGTTACCAGCTGGCACTGAGGTATTGAGCGCTAGCGAGACAGCCATGCTAATGTCGATGCAAGGTGTTAGCCACTTTTCAAATGGTACTGGAGTAGGTGGCTTCTTTGGTGACATACTAAATAGCGTTACTAGTGGGATTTCAGGCGTGACTAGTTGGGTTGGTAAGAAGGTCAATGGACTAGAGAAGTTCTTTAATGCCGCCGAAAAAGTTATTGCTCACCCAATTAAGTCACTCGAAAACCTGTTTAGCTGGTCTTCTAAGGGCGTATCGGGTGTCATGAGTAACATTGGTCACGGCCTATTTAACGGTGTTGAGAAGCAAGCTAAGACATGGTGGTCAACCTTGTGGGGCGGCGTTAGTGACAGCCTAGACAGTGGTGCTTCTAGTTCTACGCTAGTTAATGCGATGGAGAAGTATGGTGCCACAAACAAGTATGTCTACGGTGCTGAAGGCCCTAGTGCGTTTGACTGTTCCGGCCTAGTTGAGTACACCCTAAAGAAGCTTGGAATTAGCTTCCCACGGACTAGTGGTGAGCAGTACAGGGCGTCTAAACACGTCAGCAATCCTAAACCGGGTGACTTGGTATTCTTTGGGCCTGGTGGTAGTGATCACGTTGGTGTATATACCGGTAATGGTGAGTTCTATAGTGCTGAAAATGAGCATTCTGGTATGGGTATCAGTAAAGTCCATGGCGGTGGCTATGGATCGTTTGCTGGCTATGGACGAGTACCCGGTTTATCAGACAGCACTAGCTCGGATAAGAAATCTAAGTCTAGTGGACTACTAGAAACCATTAAAAAGCAAGTAGGTAGTGGTTTCTGGAAGTTTATTAGCAAGTTAGCGGATATGTTTGGTGATGGCGGTAGTAGTAACCCCGGTGGCTCAGGTGTTCAACGTTGGAAGCCGGATGTTATCAAAGCCTTGAAGAAGAACGGCTTTGAAGCCAGTGCTAGTCAAGTATCAGCATGGATGAAAGTTATTGCACGTGAATCAAACGGTGACCCGTCAGTGGTCAACAATTGGGACGCCAACGCTAGAATGGGTATTCCATCTAAAGGGCTGGTTCAAACTATCCAGCCAACATTTGATGCTTACAAGTTCCCTGGCCATAACAATCCACTTAATGGATATGATGACTTGCTAGCTGGTATCCACTATATGAAGGCTAAATATGGCTCAGGCGCTAGTGCGTTTGCTCGTGTTAGTGGGCCAGAAGGCTACGAGAACGGTGGCATTATCAACACTAACCAGTTGATTGAAGTCGCTGAACACAATAAGCCTGAAATGGTGTTGCCATTGACCAATAAATCACGGGCTAACCAGTTAATTGCACAGGCTAGTCAGGTTGTAAATGGCAACAATGGTAGTCAGGTTGCGTCTACTAACAGTGAAAGTAATGAGAAGCTTGATAAACTAATCAGCTTAATGTCCGCTATTCTGGGAAATATGGGCAGTGTTCAAGCGGTCATTGCTAAGTCAGACGTGGTTAATGCCGTTAAATCGGATAATAAGACAGCTTCACAATATTCACAAATGATGGGGTACTAATATCTCAGTCAATCAAAGGGTCGTCCTTAATTGGGCGCTCTTTTTACATAGCTAAACTTAAAAAGGAGGTTAAATCGTGACCTTACAACGAGATGATTTTGAATATGCGGGCTTGAATAGCCGGGACGATTTGCAAGTTGAGATGGGTAACGTGGTATTACCTAGTGCACCGGCCATGGCTGAACAGGTGACTGATATACCGGCCATGTATGGTAACCAATTTAATGGCACGGACTTTACTAGTCGGACGATTAGCATTCCAGTGTCAATCTACTGTGCTGATAATCAAGACGCCTTTAATCAGGTGATGCACAATTTAAGCGGTCTGCTATTAAGTGATGACCCCAGTGATAATGGTAAAGAATTCCCACTAGTATTTGGCTTTGAACCCAAGGTGACCTATTGGGGGCATATTACCGCAATTAGTGACCCGGCCCCGATTAACACGGGTATGTATGACATGGCACTAACCATTACCTTTGTGCAATCCGACCCACGGGCAACCTTACCACAGGTTGAAACACCCTTAAAGAACGGTTTAAACACGATTACTGTTGATGGAACGGCTAGAACAGAGCCAGTTATTCAGGTCGTGCCTAAGCGGGATTTAAAACACATTGGTTTTACCTTAAACGGTGGTGAATATGGACTAGGGCCAGATAGCGATGAGGATCAAGCGGTGGCAGTACAGCCTTACACGCAAGTTGTGAACAGTGACGTATTAAATACCATGGTTGAGTGGACTAATGATGCCAATGCGATTGCTCAGATGAAGACCGCCGGCAAGTACATTTATCAAGGTGAAGCCGATAGCAACCGAGATACCCAAGTGTTAATGGTCAAGCTAGCCAATGGGGTTAAACAGTATGGTAGCCATCAGCCAGACTGGTATGGCCCCGGTGTTCGTTTTACTGGCATGACTAACAGTTTAACCAATTATCGGGTTAAGACTAGAATCCACCATATCAAGCACTCAGGTACTCATAATGGGCGTGCAATGGGGCGCGTGGAAGTCCTGTTGTTAGACCCTAATGGGGTGACAATTGGCCGCTTTGGTCTAGCTGACACTAATTCTGGCGGTACACCAACGTGTTACTTACAAATCACTAAGCCGGGTGGCACGTTTGCCGGTGGTGATGGTAAACATGAGACGTTCTACAATGGTAAGGGTCCCTCTGGTAGTTCTAGCAATGGTCGTGACCAGAAGATTAAAATTAAGACGGGCACCACGACCAAGACAGTGGTTAAACGGTCACGCAACAGGCATGGCAAAGTAACCACTAGGACGATTAAGCGTAAAGTTGATAAGTATACAACGGTGGTCAACAAAGAAGAAAAGTCGGCACTAAGCACAAGTTGGTTGGAATTAGACTTGATTAAGAATGGCAAGGTGTTTAGCTGGTCAATCACGCAATACTACACCAGTGGCAGTCATAATGGGCAACCATGTAGAGACCCTAAACGGTTCCTGATTGTTCATGGCACGTTTGTTGATAGGGATTCAAAGTATCAATCAGCCTTAGGTGGTATCGGTGGAGTGTTCTTCAAGCATTCAATTACCGAGGATGACCAAAAGGTGGGCTATGAGAACCCTTATCTATCAATCACCCACCTAGACATTTACCAAGTTAATAACGTGGCTCAAGACAAGCCTAAGTATATTGCTAGTGCCGGTCAAGAGATTGTGCTAAATTGTGAGACTGATAGCACCACGGTGGGTGGTAAGCTAGCATCACCAATCTGGTCAACTGATTATCCCAAGCTTAGTCCGGGGGTTAATAGCCTAACTATGATTGGTGACCTAGATGACGCACAAATCACACTTAAATATCTACCCAGATTACTATAACAACACTTTAAAGGCTTCCCAATTAAGGGCGGCCTTTTTACATAACTAAAATAAGGAGGTTAACAGATGGCTTTAAATAACCAGTATTTAATTCTAGATTCAAATTTAAAGCGAATTGGTACCCTGACCGTGGATGGTGCCACTAAGTTCTCTAATGACAGCGTTAAGATTCAACTAGCCGACTCAGACACAACTAGCACTAGCTATGATGATGACGTCAATGTGGGGACTAATGACACGTTTGATGGCACGATTAATCTAAATGCCCAGTCTAAGAAGTTTGATCATCAAGGCCAACTAGACGTGCTTCAAGGCCAGCCAGATTCAGATAAAGTGGTGGCTGGTAACAACTTAGCCTATTATGACGAGCTATCGGGTCATTGGTATGTCATGCGTATATACAGCGTGGAAGAGAACAATACCGCTGCTGTTAAACACGTCACAACGGCTAACTTTACCAATTTATGCTTGTACAGTTTAGCTCATCATTATCCTATTGCTACTACCGCTAGTGCCAGCACAATTCAGACAGCCTTTAATGAGTGTTTTAATGCGACTGGTTGGACGCTAGACTATCAGACCACTAATGTAATGACACCATCTATTACCATTGACGGTAAGACTAAAGCTAGTACATTAGTACAGACACTAATTCAGGCCTATAACGTTGAAATTGACCCATATGTTGAGATTGACTCACAAGGGAATATCACGAAAAAGGTGTGTGTCATTACCGACCAACTTAATGCTGACGTGGTATATAACGAGGCTGTATTTGGTAAGAACATGACTAGCATTAAACGGACAACGGTATCAACACCTGTAACTAAGCTGATTCCTTATGGGGCTAATGGTAGCACGATTGCAGTGGTCAATGATGGTAAGCCCTATATCGTTGATGATGAGGCTAACCAGAAATATAACCCGGATTGGCAAGCTGGCCTGTACTATGAAGCCATTGTTACTGCTAATCAGATTAGTAACTCAGCTGGTTTAAAGTCATGGGCTAAAGATATGCTTAAGCTGTATAACCACCCTAGAACGTATTATGAGGTGAATGTAACGCCTAACTTTAATCCACCATTAGGCGCCACAATTAGGTTTAAAGATGAGTTAATTGAGCCCGTATTAGACGCTAGTGGCCGGGTTATTCAACGGACGATCAGCTTTGCTAACCCAGATGGCAACACAGTTGGCTTTGGGGAATATACCACTGTTCAAGTAGCCACCCCAGCATGGATGATGCAGTACCAGAATGCACTCAGCAAGGCGGTTGATGAAGCTAAGAAGGACGCTAGTTCAATTAAACCAGTCGCTTTAACACCTGACGGTAACAATTTCACTGATACCACGCAGACCAAGCGCTTAATCTTACAGGCTTGGGAGGGCAGTACCAATATCTCATCGTATATTGACAGCAAGGGCTTTATCTGGCGCCGTTATAATACCGATGGCACAGTTGACACTAGCTACCAACAAACGGGCTACTTAATCAATGCGGGCAGTGATGCTGTCGGTACCTTGCACGGCACGATTGAAGCTGACTATATTCAAGATGACCCCGAAATTAAGCTAGACGCCACTGGGATTAGCTATTTAGGTGTCTATGGCCCAGACGACAATGGTGCCCACTCAGCGACCCAATACATGGCACGATTGAGCAATGGACAATATCTAACTAGTCGTGCTCGTGATGACAATGGGTCTAGTGATACCATGTTCGCTTTACAGGATAGCAAGTTTGCCGTGCAGTCGGTGATGTTACAAATTCATGGGCAACATGGTGGGACATTTGGAGTACAGGAAGTTAATAACACGGTCTATATCTGGAACATTGTGAGCTTAAAGAATGACCATAATTACATTCTGGTTAGGTTCCCTTATTTACCGGGAGTTACCTTACAGCCTACCGATAGTCGAGTGCAACAGATTATGGCACTCAAAGGTTACGGACGAATTAACTATGACCGTCAACATGATATGGTTTCAATTGGCTACTCCGATGGTAGTACCGACATTCTCAAAGCTAGTGACCTGTTGGCAGGCAATTACAACGTGCTATACAGCTTTAATATCACTGATTATGGGATTGATTTTAATAAGAATACTTATCAATCGGAATGTCTAGACTTCCCATACTTCTACTTTGCAGCCGGTGGTGGTCAAGAAACAAATGATGATCCACATAAAGTATGGGCTTTAAATGTCGTGCATAAGGGTGCTGAGTTTGAGGTTTATCTGGATAATGACCTAGATTTTCCTAATTTGACCGATGAAAACCGTGAAGTTGAAACTTGCAATGTCTTTTATCAAAATGGTCAGCCTTATATGCTGTTTACTTTTAATACCAACGCCCTTTTAATTAATCCGGCTTCGATGGAACGTGAAAAGGTGTATACAATTCCAATGATAAACCGGTCAGCAGCTAGTGTGATTGATAAGGGGACGATCAGTGAAAATGATAACGCGGACGATTAGAAGGGAGGTGAATTAAATGGCTGAATCTAATGCAACACAGGTCATCTTAACCGATGATGGCATCAAAATTATCAAGGCACAAAACACGGCTGATAATGCCGCTGGTGGAGTTGCCAACTTAAACGATCCCAATTTAATGAGTGTCATTGAAAAGCAGACACAGGCCTCACAGTATGCCGGATTAACCAGCCAGTACAATGTGATTTTAAAGCGAGCTAAAGATGCCAATATTAGTACGACTGCTTTAACAACAGCTTACACTAACCTGAACACCTTTATGGCGACCATCTTAACGGATACTACTAAGGCTAGTGACGTTGACCGGGACACTTATAAGGCCCTCACAGGCGCTTATAATACGGCTCTAAGCAATGTACAGACCGCCTTAAGCAATAGCTTTAACACTGATATTAGCAATATGCAGTCTAGTGTATCGGTAGCTAGTCAAGCGGCTTCTAGCGCTGTCATAGTAGCCTCACAAGCAGCAGTAACTGGCAATAACGCTAGTCAGTCCGCATCGCAAGCCGTTGTGGTAGCCAGTCAAGCTAAAAGCGCTGGTGATAATGCTAATAGTGTTGCTAATAGTGCTAGTCAAGCTGCCTCAAACGCCATATTAGCTGGTAGTCAAGCATCAGTAAGCGCAAGTCAGGCAAGTGCCGATTATCAGAAGTTGAGTGCAGGTGTTAATGACGGATCGATAGTCCATATCACAACAGAGACGGTTATTGATAAAGGAGTCATCGGTACGGCTGAGATAGCCAATGCCGCTATTACCAATGCTCAAATTGGTAAGGAGGCTGTAGGTATGGCCCAGATTGCTAACCTAGCTGTGGGTACTGCACAAATAGGCGATGGTGCTATCACTAATGCTAAGATAGGAAAATTAGCTGTTGGTACTGCTCAGATTGAAGACGCCGCTATCACAGATGCTAAAGTAGGTAACATTAGTGCTAACCATTTAACAGCTGGTTCAATTGACTTTAATACGATTGCTGGTAAAAATATCAACGCATCAAACATTACCACTGGAACAATGAGCACTGACCGGTTAAATGTCGGCAAACTATCAGCTTTAAGTGCCAATTTAGGTGATGTTACAACCGGTTCCTTAAAAGGTGTCGATATTGTTGCCAACTCATTCAGCACGCCAAACGGTAGCTTTACAACTGATTCAAATGGTAGTGTCGTAGCAAGCAATTTAACAATCCGGGGTGTTACTAACCTAGTTTATAATTCTGCACTATTGGGTAGTAGCTGGACTTCAGTCCCCGGATGGAGTTTAACCAACAATGGTTTTTGTGGCTTAAACGTTACTCACGATGGTGTAAAATCTATTGGTTTTAATAACACTACTGGAGCCGGAGTTTGGAATCTATTTGCACAAACTAAATTATACCCGTTAAACGGAATTACTAGTCAATCGTTTAGTCAACCGTTTAGTGCTTCTGTATGGTTCTTAGAATTAGGTAGTGACACTAGCTTGATGTACGCATTCACGTTAGCATTTTTTGACTCAAATGGTAATCGTATTGATGGTGCATATGCTAATCAAGTTTGGAACGGTATCGGTTCAAAACAGGATTGGCGTTATGTGACTATTAATAACGCAGTTGCACCAAGTAACGCCGTGTCTGTTGGGTTACAATATTGGTCATACAATGGACATGGTAATGCTTATTTTAGCTCACCTATGCTAACCCAAACTGCTCAAGTTACTGGTTACCAGCCAGATACAGGTAATGTTGTTAGCGCTGGCGAAATAGATGGATCAGTTATTAATGGTTCAACTATCAACGGGACAACGTTCCATGGTGGTGACATTATTAACAGTGCCAATAACACCGCTAAATATTATCCAATGACTATTACGCCAGACGGGGCGTATAAGTCAACGTACTTTGACAGTGCGGTTGGACTGCAATCAAGCGTTGAATCTGGGGCGATTAGCTATAAATATCGCTCAATGATCGGCAGTGGGCAGTACTTAGCTTATGATTCAGTAATTAACGGTCAAGGTTTTGAGTCACAATCAGGTTATACGTCAGCCAAAGATACAACTTTTTCCAATCCGGAGACAATCACAGGCTATGTTAACGTAACACCAGCCTCAGGAATCTATCTATACGGGCCAACACAAAAAATAAACTTTGCTGGTAATGCCGATAATATTGGCAGTAACGGGATTACTATGGATGCTTATGGAAACATGTATGCACAAGCAAATTCTACTTATTGGCGAATTAGAGATATTAATGGCAATGATATTGCTGACTTTGGCATTGACACCGCCGGTGCTAACAACATTTTCCTGCATCGTGAACTAGATGTTGGTAATTTCCAAATTAATACAGCCCATACGTTTACTAGTGCTGATGGTGATGCTATTCACTTTGCCAAGGGTAGAGGCGGTGCCGCCGACATCTATGCTGGTGCCGTTCACTATGATAGTCTAGTTAAATCGTCCCTATTAAGCGTTAAGCGGGACGTTCGAAAGGCCGATACAGCTTATTGGGCGCAACTAGTTAACTCAATTGACTTGGCAACATACCAATACAAAACCGACGATAATACCAGTCATTTGCGGCTGTCTAGCATTGTTGACGACGTTAATGTAACAAAACAGTGGCAATTGCCAGATGTATTTATTAGTCGTGATGAAAACGGCAGGTTAAATGGGGTGGATGACAGTGTGCTTTTAAATGCCACCCTAGCTACGGTACAGGAACAACAAAAGCAGATTGACCAATTAAATGGTCACAACATGGAATTGGAAGCTAGATTAAACAAATTGGAGGCAAAATTAAATGGATAGCATTTTGATTACAAATTATAAACCAGATTACACGAACAATATTATGACTATTAGCATTCAAATTAACACGCTGGGGATCAGTTCACAGGTAAGTATTACCATGGATGAATTTAACACTGCCATTGCTGGAGGTGCCGGGGGAGCAGATAGGGTTAAATTGAAAGTATTGAACACACTGATTGACAGTCTGACCGCTTTAAAACCAGTTACCACGACTACACAGGAGGCTTAAATTATGAATATCGACGCACAAGCTTTAATCAACAAGCTTACGAGTAACTATGCCCAAGCGATTGCCGTTAAAGACCAGCAATTAGCGATGGCACAAGTTCAAATTGACCAGCTTAATGCTAAGTTGGCCGAGAAGGAGGCGCCTAAAGATGGCGAAAACGCTTAGTTTTACCGATACTTCTGCTCAAACCGTAAAAATCGGTGATACGACTACCAGTTTCACGTTAATTTGTGGCAATGATAATGTGGCAACGGACTTAACTAATGCCACTTCAATTACCGTTAAATTGGGTAATGCTAGTGGCTATCTTAAATCGGCCACAGTTGACCCAGCTAGTTTAACAGACCCAACGACTGGTCAAGTTACCGTTAAGTTTAATGCTGACTTGATGACTAGTTTGCCAGCTGGTAGCTATGTCATTGAAGTATGGGTAGTTGATAGTACTGGGACGTCGATTTACCCTAGTGATGGGTCAACTGGGTTTACCATTACCAATAACATTCAAAGCGCCAATGGCTACACGATTACAGCGATTACCTTTGATGACTTTGTGAAAGAAATGAATAAAGCCGCAAGCACAATCGCTAAGGGTGATAAAGGTGACAAGGGTGACAAAGGTGATACTGGTCCGCAAGGTGACACTGGGCCGCAAGGTGCTAAGGGTGACAAAGGTGACAAAGGTGATACAGGAAGCGTTGATAATGATGGCTTGACCAAAGCACCAGCTTTTGTTAAGCTCCAAACGCAGGTTACTAATAGTGCTGTGGGGACTAATTTACTGATAGGGACTGCAACTCCTGTATCTATCACGGGTAATAATTCTAATAATAAAGTTGCAGATACTTATACCCTAGTTGGGGGTATGAGTGCTTATGCCTTGTATCAAAAATACGGAAGTACATTTACCTTGAGCTATGATTGGTCTGTTACAGATACAGCTAGTGCTTACGCGGGGCAGATGCAACAACAGTTTGTTGGGAACCCTTGGGGTTTTAATGATTTGACTACGATTTCAAACAGTAACACATCAGGGCACAAGATTACTACTTTCACTCTATCAAACAACTCTGGCAATACTGCTACTAAAATTCAATTTCATATTGATAATGTGCCATCCACATCAACAATTACAGTGTCTAATATGAAGCTTGAAAAAGGAAATGTAGCTACTGATTGGTGTCCCAATCCCTCAGACATTTTGACACAATCAGATTACGCAAAAATACAAGCAGCTATTGTAGCACTAGGAGGTTCTTTGAAATGAGTTTTGATTTAAGCGAATTTTTAACAGAAGGTTTAATTAACAGTGTTAACAATGGATTGATTCCATCGGACTTAGCAACTGTATATGCTGGCAATTATCTAGTAAAATCACTGATTACCCAAACTCAGGTTGCTCAAGTATCCGATGCAATTACAGCCTACGAAGCTGCACAGGTAGCATCAGAAGCACCGGCAACATCAGAAACATCAGAAGCACAGGTATCATCTACCGTAAATAATAACAGCGTACAATAGGAGGTAACCTAATTGAATAAGCGCAAGTTGAAGGCACTCATCTTAATGGTGGGCGCTATTTTTATGGCCTTTTTAATGATCAATTTAAACAGTCAGGCTTCAACTAGCCGTGACCAAGGGGTCGATTGGTCTAAGTTTCAAAGCAATAGTGGTGTATTCGGCTATAGCACCGATAAGTTTGTATTCTCACAGGCGGGTGGCTTCTATGGTGGCACTAATATCCCTCAAACCACGTATAACAGCCAAGTGAAATCGGCTCAACATGCTGGTAAACGGGTGCACACCTATTTGTGGGACGGTGTTGGTGGCAATATGACCAATGCCAAGGCTATGATGGCCTATTACTTGCCACGTGTTAGGACGCCCAAGGGTAGTATTGTAGCGCTAGACTATGAGGACGGTGCTTCTGATAGCGTGACGGCCAACACTAATGTCATTCTAGCCCAGATGGCTCTCATTAAAGCGGCTGGCTATACCCCAGTGTTATACTCCGGTAAGGCATATTTAAACGCCCATGTTGACACCAGCGCTATTGTACGTGCCTATGGTAGCTGTCTGTGGTTAGCTGAATATCCGAATTATCTGGTTAGAACTATCCCTGATTATAACTGGTTCCCATCAATGGACGGCGTGGCTATTTTTCAATTCACTAGCATGTATAAAGCAGGCGGATTAGACTGCAATGTCGATTTAACGGGCATTACTAAATCAGGCTATACAACTACTAGCAAGAAACAAGCTCAAGCCAACGTTAAGAAGGCTCAGGCAGCTAAGGTCGTTAAATACAACCAACGCGGGGTGTTTTACCCTAATCGAACTCTAGCCGTTCGATACACGGATAGCGACAAAGTTAGCCAAGTGGCTACCTATTACAAGGGTGAGAGCGTAATTTACAACGCGGTTATTATTGAACACGATTATGTATGGGCACATTATACCCGTTCAAATGGCCTATACGGCTTTATTAAGCTAGGTGTCACCAATGGGCCAGCCTATGGAAAGCGAGTTACTGGTCAGCCGGTTAGCCATACGTATTACACAGTCAAGTCTGGCGACAGCTGGTGGACAATCGCACAACGCAACGGCCTGAGCATGACTACATTAGCTAGTCAGAACGGAAAGACGATTTACACCACTATCTATCCCGGTCAGCGATTGGTGGTGCGGTAATGGCACAATACGATGATACAACCAAGCTACTAATGGATATTCAAAAGGATGTGGCCGCCACCAAAACGAAAGTTGAAAACATCGAAGAAAAGCTGAATCAAGTTGACGATATTGGCGACAAAGCGGACAAGGCACTAGCCAAGTCAATTGAAGCTAGCCATCAAATTGACCGCGTGACAGCCATTCAAAATTGGTTAATCGGTGTCTTGGTTAGTGGCGTGCTCGTCACGTTAGTTATTTATATCGCAGAAAAGTTCCTTTAGGAGGGAAAATAATGATTAAAAAAATTAGCTTCAAGAATGTCGACGGTAGTTTGAATGGTAAATTGATCGCTGGGATTATTTCGTTATTAATTGTGTTAATCCAACAAGTCTTTGCCATGTTTGGTGTTAAGTTTACTGGTGATTGGTCAGCAATTATCGCAGTAGTGAATACCGTATTAACGATCCTTGGTATGCTGGGCGTTATTACTGACGTTCAAACAGTGACAGTACCAACAGTTAAAAGTGACGAGGAAAGCCAAGTCGAAGCAGCAGCTAATAAAGTTGCTGACGAAGCGCAAACACCAACGTCCACAGTTGCTGTAGTGGATAGTTCTGATCATCTGACACTGAAACGGCGTCAGAATCCGCCTCACAAGCAAGCCAAAAGTAGTATAATTAATCCCCTGCGCTTCGGCGTGGGGGATTTTTTATGTATTACCCGCCTAGGAATTTTGGTGCACATTTGGTGCACGCCGTGA